TGTGCAAGTTCCCGTTGCCGCGAAAAATCCGACGCTTGTCGGGCTTGTGGCGGAATCGGCAGACCCGTCTATCTCGTACGCAATCGCAAAGCTTGCGGAAAACGACCCTAAACGGCTTGAAAAATTGGTGAATGGAGATTCGACACACACTGTCAGAGAAGTCTTAAAGCTTGTGCGTGAGGCACACGGCGCCACGGAGAAAAAGAAAGCTCCTGTGCCGCCCAAGGCTCCACAGGGAAGCAGTGGCGGCGAGGCTATAGGCAGTGGGCCGATAACCGAATCTCAAGCTAAAAAAATGTCTCCCTCCCAGCTTGTTAAGTACAGCGACGCTATTGATAAATCAATAGTGGCCGGAACTTACTACGGAAAGTAGAGGATCTGGGCCAAGGAAGGATTTTAAACAATGGCAGCTGGAGATTTTAATCCGGAGATCTGGACGAAAGACGTCCTGAAAAATTGGGATGAAAAATTCCCGATTGTGAGTTGCACGAACCAGGAACACGAGAAAGACGTTAAGAGCGACGGCGACACCGTAATTGTGTTCGTCGTCGGCGATATCACCGTCAACACCTATTCCGGAACCGTGACCTATGAGACCCCGAGCCAAGGCAACGAGTCCATGGCGCTCGATCAGGACAAGTATTGGGCCTTCAACGTGCCCGACATCGACAAGGTTCAATCCCGACCGAACATTCGCAAGCTCTACACGAAAAGGGCTGACGTAGCCTACAAGCGAAATGTCGAGCAGTATTTGCTTGGCGCTTCGATTATCGCGGCAGCCGGCAATGAAGTAATCGCCAAGACTACCGGCGGTATTACTGGCGGCGCACTGACTGCCTCAAACGTCTACACCGTTCTAAACAGGGCGCGGCGGCTCATGGAAGACGATAACACTTGGGTTGACGGCGAGATGTGGCTTGGCGTTCCTCCGGTCGTCACCGAGATGATTCGAAACTCTAATGAGTTGATCCATGCAACAGAAAAAGGCGATCAGTTCATCAAGTCGGGAACCGTTACCAAGCTGGCCGGGTGGAATCTGCTTCAGGTCGATGTGGGCAACATGCAGGGCGCCGGAACTGACGGCGACCCCTATCACATGGTCGGCGGGAACAAGGACGCTATCAACTTTGTTCAGCAGATCAAGGAAATGGAAGGCATCCGTCGCGACGGATCGTTCGCAACCGGCGTTCGCGGCCTTTTCGTCTATGGCGCAAAGATCTTCACGCAGAACACCAACGCCGCTTGCATTGTGACCGTCGAAGTTTAATCAATTCTAACCGTGCTGGCGGGGATCTTTCCCCGTCGGCACTCTTCCCAAGAGAGAGAAAATGGAGAAAAGAACAGCATTAGTCATCAACCCGGCAGGACGGATTACGCGCGTCAGGCCTTCCGAAGTGGCGCACATCTTGAAAAAGAACCCTGAAATCCGGCGCTGTACTCCGGAAGAGATTGAAGCATTCACAGCAGGCGCGGCACTGCCGGACAACAATGAAAAGAAGGCGGCGCAGACAGCCCCGGCGGCAACAGCCGAAGAGCGGCTTGCAAACCTCTGCAAAGCCCTGAAAAAAGAACAGATGCTCGAAGTCATTGACGCATTTGAACTGGAAGCGCCACCGGCAAACGCCACCAAAGACGGCCTCGCGGCCATCATCCTCGACAAGGAAAACGGCTACGAAACCGCAATGAGCTACGCGGCTGCATAAAGAAAGGAAGCGTTCGAAATGGGAACAATCACCAAAGGGAAAACAGCCAGCGCCCTTGCCGCTGAAATTCTGGCGGAAACAAACGACCCTAACGGCGCAAGAATGCCGGTGGCGAAGATTTTGAACCATTTCGACGCCGCCATTCAAAAGCTTGCCGTTGCCCGGGCGTTTCGGCGTACGGAGATCCTTATCCCGGTAGTCGGCCAGCCTGTCTACCAGTGTTATGCGGAAGTGCAAGGGATTCACAAGGTCTATCTCGACAATGAAGAGCTGGACCCGATGAACGAAAGGCGCGGGCTTATATCGGCGCCGACTGGAGGACAACGGCAGGGACGCCGAGCGGCTACATTCCTAACAGGCTTGGCGTTCGTTTGGTCTGCCCTCCGGACACAGCCGGAACCGCGTTGACGTTTGCCGGGACCGTGTTCACCGAAGCCATCGGCGAAACCATAGAAAGCGATGAATATTGGTGCGCCGATGATGCTGGGACAAAGAAATACTTTCTTCCTGGCGACGGCAACGTGACCAATGATGAGGACGCGGCGAACAATCTTTACATTGAATATTTCTGGGTGCCGCGGCCATGCCTGACCAGCACCAATATTCCCGTCAGGTTCGGCGAGGCGTTGAAAGCCTTTGCTAAGTGGATGGTCAGGAAGGAATCGAAATTGCCCGACCAGCAGGCAAAGGCGCAAATGGATTTAGCCATCTGGAACGCTGAGTTCAACAGCTTGGCTTTTGATCCAATTGAAGCAGCCGGCGACGGCGTTCCGAGAACCAATTTGCGCAACGAGGTTTAAATTATGAAGGGTTTGAACACCGACATAAATCCGCGCAGGCTTCCCGAAGGCGTTCATTCGGAATTCACGCAAATGACCTATGAGTCTGGCGTGTTGAAGCCGAGAAACGCCGATGAGTCTTTCACGGCGCCGTCTACCGGGTTCGAGGGGTTTATCTACACCAACTTGACGAGCAAGAGCGTGCAGCAGGTGGATTTTGGCGAGGACTACGGCACGTTGCTTGCCCACGTTCCGCTTGCTGGCGGGACTGCCGAGCTTCGGAATTCTGGCGGGACTTATGAAGAGGATTTGACGCTTGATAATACGCTGACCGCTCCGACTTTAACCTTAAACTCATCGGTTACAACCGCATCCCCCCCATCATCGGATTATTGGTTGCAGGATGGAGATTCCATGACATTCAGCATGTCATGGAGGACCGCAAACACATTAGCCCCAACAGTGTTTCAGCCTAGCGACACCTTTACGATTTCAGTGTCGAATTGGAAATATATGACCATTGGTTCAATAACTGGGACTGCCCCATCTTACGATGACACTGTGACAGGGGGTACAAGCGGCGCAACCGGCAATCTACGGCTATTTGTCGACGGCACAAGCATTGTTATTGAGCAAGCATCTGGGGCGACGGCATTTCAAAACGGTGAAACCCTATCCTGGACTGGGGGAAGCGTTACGTCAACATCGGCTCCATCGGCAGTAACAGGGATTGAGCCGACATTAAATATTAATTATTCTTCAACGCCGACAGATGCTTATTTATTAGTCGTCTATGCACTCGACACTGATGGTACTTGGCGAGAAATCGTCACATATGGCGCAACCCCATTTGTGAGCGTATCCATATCGGCCAGTCTTGCAACCCGTGAAATGGAGTATTTCCCATATACTTTCGCAGACCAAACGCAACTGTTAACCGCTTATCCCGGCCCTGTTGATGATTTAGGACTAGTCGAAACCCTTTCCCACATCTCAGGCCTTACCTGTTCCCTCATGACAGAACACCGGGGTTGTCTTTTCGTTGTCCAGGACCGCTACATTTACCCATCAGAGCCGCTGCAATATCGTTATTTCGTAAAAGACCGCCGTCTTGACGCTGGGGCAACCATTCAGGCGATTGTCTCAAGAGACGATTACCTGGAAGTCTACACGGACGCGGGCCTAAAGCTGCTGGTCGGCGACTATCCGAACCACTATTTCCGGGAAACAGGCATTACCGCCAGCGTCCCGAGTCACAAGGCCGTTGTTGCAAGTCCTGGCGCAACCTTTGCTTATGTGTGGGACACAAAAGAACCGGGCGTTTATTCGTTCGGCGGAGGGCAGTGGCGCGACCTTACGCGGGGCGTCAATCAAACGTGGCTAAGAAGCATCACGCAGGCCAACGGCGCTAATGTTGTGCTGGGCGTGAGCGCAAGCACTCTTTATGTGTTTGATCCAACCACGCAGGCGGGAAGCGTTTTCCGGGCGCTTTGCTATGACTTCACGCTGGATGAATGGTTTGAGCGTTATTTCTCTCTCGCGGTGAATGCTGCCCGCTTCGACCCCACGGACAAAGTGTTAGTGGTCAAACTCAGCGACAGCAGCTACAAGCAGCTTGCAACCGACGATGCAACGGCGGTTTCGTGGGCCGTTGCCTTTAAGGAGGAAGGCGGCGGACTGTATGATGAAACGCCCGAAACCATGCTGCTTGACGTTGACGGTTCAATCACGATCACGTTGACCGCTGACGACAACACAGCCTACACGGATCAGGTTGCAGCAGACATGGAAAAAAGAATGCTGTTGCCGTCGCTGATTGCAAAGAAGTGGACTTTTCGTTTTTCCGGATCCGGATCCGCAACGGATACCGAGATAAGGGAGGTTGTGCCCAATGGCTAAGGCGCCGTTTTCGCCTCCTGGCGATGAGAAGAGGGTTATTCCTGAACTTCGGAACCTTCACGACAAGCTTTCTGAAGTGAAGAAGGTTCCGAAGGCAAGCGGCGTTACTTCCACGCCGACGGCAGCAGAATTTAACAATCTCGTGGCAAAGTTCAACCAGCTGCGGGACAAGATTGTCTCTGTTACTCAGAGACTGGAGCCGAGGTAGATCATGGCTGGAGAAGGCGGCGGTGGAGTTGGCATCGGCACAATGCTTTTTGGCGCGGCACTTGGCGGCGCTGGAGCAATGCAGGAAAATTGGAAAAAAGAGCGAGCAAAAGACGAGCTCTTACAAGAATATAAATACCTTGTAAGCCTGTATTCTCCCGTCAGGGCAAAGTTAATCCAATCATACGCACCAGGTGGGGAATATTCGCAAAGACTTGCAGGAATGAACCGCGAGCAATCGAATGCCATGCAACGCCAGGTAGAAGAAGCTGGCAGGACAAACGCCTATAGAACTGGCGGCATACGTTCAGGCGCCGTTGATAGGGCCAGGCGCGGAAGCTGGCTCGACCTGATGGCGCAGGGGCAAACCTCGGCCGACATGGGAGCATTGAGCCGATACGCTGCCCAGAATCTAGCAACCAAGGGCGCCAAAGTACGGATGTATCAATATCCAGGATTTGGAAGCCCATTAACCGACGTTGCCGGAGCAGTTACCGCTTTCGGCCAAGAATATGAAAGGCAATAGCCATGTTCGGGTCTGTAAATGTCGGAGGATATAACGTCAATCCTTTAAGTCTGACCGTTACAAAAGAGCGATATTCAGATAAATATTCGACTGATCCGCCGTCAATTGCGTCGAACCTTGAAGACTTCGCTTTATTCAATCAATTCAACCTTCAAGGGAATTCACAGCTTGAAAAATGGGGGGCGCTTGCGCGGACACAGGCCTTGGGCGCTGGATATGGTGGGGCCGCAGCGGCGCAAGCTGAAATGCGGGCTAAAAATCGAGGATGGCTGTCATTAGCCGAACAGGCCGACGAATGGGCGCGGAGAATGGCCGAACTTGCATATACAAGAAAAGCACAGGCGGCTGGGATTGATACAACAACAGGCGAGGCTGCGGCCGGAGCCGGAATTATGCAGAGCCTTTCAGGCTGATAGGAGCGCACAGTGCCAAACTATCAACTAAGACGTGATGTCGGGCGCAATTTTGGGGCCATGCTGGGCGCGTATTTCGGTCAGATGTCGGCCAAAAGGTCCCGCGAGCAGCTTGGGAAGGATGTAGAAAGCCTGCGGGAGATTGCGGACAAGAGTCTATCCACCGACGAACCGATGACGCCCGACGACTACGCGAACAGATTGAGCAAATTATACGCTCATCATGGAGTCCGGCGAGACGAGGGATTCCAGACCGATGTTGGGCTTTTTGCCGACAAGGTGGGCAAGCGCCAGTCTGCCGCGTTTGCTAAACAGCTTTATCCTGATAGGCCTTTCCCTGAGCTTGGCAGCGTAACCGGACCTGAAGGCGGATGGCCTACGGCCTTGACAGGCGACAAGGCTAATCAATTTAGGGACATCAGAAGCAGGCTTGCGCTTGAGGGCTGGGAAAACGACACCAAGGCAACAGGCGACTTTAATCGCGAACAGAAGCAAAAGCGGGCGCTTATGTCGCAGTTCTCGCCGCCACAGCAGTTGAATTATTTCACGAGTCAAAAAGCCTCTGAAGAAAAAAATAAGTATGGATGGGCAAAGCTTTACGAGGATCAGCTAAAAAGGGAAGAAGATCTTAAGCTTGCACAACAAAAGGCTGACGATTTAGCAGCATTTCAGGAAGGCACACTTGCAGAACGCGAGAAACAGCGTCTTTCTAATGCGGTTTCAAAAGTGTCTGATCGGATAAATGCTGAAAGGATTGCAAATATACGGGCTGATGCAATGACGACTGCCGCAAAAACACGGGCGGCAGCAGCGAAGAAAGCCCGTAAGCCGTCAACAGCCGAGATCAACCTTGGCATCATCCTGGATGCTATTTCAAATGGCAAGATGCCGGAAATGCCCATGGAGGATATTTTAATTCAATCGGGCGTTATGAAAGGAAAGACGCCGCCAGGATTGCGCGAAGCGTTGGGCAATGTTGTTTATTTGGAGGATTTTCAAGCCGCAGATCTTGATGGAAAAATTGAAATAATCAAAGGCATTGTAGACTCATTCAACCCGCAAAGCGAATCAGCGCCGGTTGACGCGATGCAATGGCTCGACATGAACCCAGACGCCACGCCAGGGTATTAAAATGGCTGTCACCAAGCGCGAAATAGACGGATTCAAGAACTCTCTTAAAACCTCAGATTTTGGTTATGGAGATCAAGAGACGGCCGCATGGAATTTCTTTCAGACGAAACTTACATCGCCTGAGTTTGACGCCCTTCCTCGTGAGAAAAAGCAGCAAGCCTGGATCAATTTCAGGACTGAAATGATCGGCAAACCTGGACTGCTTCGCCGCGCTGGCGAGGCTGTCGGCGGGCTTGTCGATGACATGGCGGGAGTTCTGCCCACAGATACCCCCTTTGGCAGCGGGACAATTGGAGCATTTAAACAAGATCTGTCTGAGCGCGTGGAAAGGGGCAAGCAGGCAATAAACGAAATCCTCAACCCACCGCCTACGCCACCAAGGCCGCCGCCAGAGCTTTATTCTGGAGACAGCTCACTACGTTATAGCCATGGAGATTTCGAAGAGAAATCGGCCGTCGACAAATTTATGGAAACGCCGTCGGCTTATCCACCGGCAAGAGTTTTAAAGAAGTTTGGGAAGGCAAGCCTACAAAAAGGGGCGGGTTTTGTTGGTGCTTTCAAATGGCTTGACGATGTAGTTTCAGATGCTACCGGAGGGAAAAGGTATAAATCCATTGGCGAGTTAAGTAGAAACTTAAGCGACGCGGCCAGCAAAATAAAGGTTTCCGAAACGGAAAACGCGCCAATGGGTCGGAAGCTTAAAGAGGAACCGTTGCAGACAGTCCTTGAAGAGGTAACCGGCTTTCTTCCTACTCTGTTGGTAGCCGATGCGGGCGGGATTCCAGGTTTGGCAGCAACGGAAGGTGGCTCCGCGTACATGCGCATGATTGACGATCCACGCGCCAGCGTCATGCTTGGCACGGAGACAAAAGCCAAAATGCTTGCGCCCGCGATCGGCATCCTTACCGGGGTTCTTCTTTCGTCGCCTGCCGGAAAAAATCTTGTTTTAAAATATGGGGAATCAAGAGCAAGGTTTATTTTGCAGGCAGCGTTAACAGAATCTACATCTTTAGGCATAAAAACAACGGCAATTTCAGTCGCAAACCGCGCAGGGGATGCGCTTGCCCTTCTTCCCGAAGAAAAAAGATTTGAATATCTGACTAATCCAGAAGCCCTGTCTCAATATCTAAGGGATTTTTTACAGGGTGCCGGAACGGGCTTTGCTTTTGGCGCGGTTAAGGGTGCCACGTCCCCGCGCATCCCTGAAATAAACTATTATAAGGATCTAAACCACCTGCGGCCACAAGGCCAATTGCCGCCAGCGGAGCCACCAACCGAAGCAACCGGAATGGATCTTGTGCCAACTGAACCGCCGCCAGAGGCGCCAATAGGGCCACGATTAATACCAACCACAGGGCCGCAAAACATACCTGAAGGGACGCCGCTTACAACCACAAGGCTGCAGCCGGCGCAAGGCTTGCCAGGACCGCCAGGCGAAACCCCGACAATTTACCCTGAAAGCAAGATGCCGCGAGCGACATATGGTCGTCAGATTCCAAGCGGCCTTGTCGGCGAAGGCGTTTATACCAGTGAAGCAGCAACGCGGACGCCTGTTGAACCAAAGGACATTACGCCAGTTCCTATTGATCAGGGAACGCCGGAAAGGGCTGCAGCGACGGCGCGGGCGCGGGTGCGTGAAGGCTATCTTCAAACCGTTGAAAAACTTAAGGCTGCGGCTGAAGAGGAAAGGCAGCAGCTTCTCACGGAAGCAAAGGCCAGGGCCGCGAAAGAGTATGGCGACTCGCCAGCGGTCAACGCGGCAATTGAAGACTTCACGCCCGCCGAGTTGCGCGATTATGTTGAAGGGCCTTCGCGGTTGGGCGAAAAGCCAATGGAAGCACAGCAGGAAAACCTTAGGGCTGTTCCTGCTGCCCTTAGAGAGTTTATCCCCTCGCCCCATGATTTATCAGGCCACGAATGGGGAACAAAGGTCTTGGATGATGAAGGGAATCCAACCGGAGAGCGGTTGCAGTCTACATACCCTGATTATTTCCAATCACGTCCCAACAAAAACCTTACCGGCAAACAAGCAAAAGAAGCTTTGCGAAAAGCTTATGACGGCGAGGCGCTATCCCCGCGCGAACTCGAGTTCGTGATACATGCTGCCGAGGAAACGCGCACGATCTTGAAATACACTCCAGAGCGCCTTGATGGCAGCGATATTGAACTTGGCGACAGCGTGACGATTAACGGAGAGCCGCACATTGCAACAGAGATGGACGGAACCGACATTCTGTTGAAAGATCACGACGTTCATCGAGTCAATGGTTTTAATGGTGAAATACCAATTGACCGAGGGAGCCACGTTCGGGGAAAGAAGCCGGAAAGCGTTGACGAGTTAAGAGCGCGGCTTGAACGTGAAAAGGCTCTTTCCCAGGGCGGCATACAATTGACGCTCGAAGGCGGCGAAAACCTGGGCGATAGACCGCCTCAAAAGGGCGTCTCTGATCTTCCGATGTTCGGAGGGAAGCTGGAGCAAGGAACGCCTGGGGATGCGCTTCAGAAGAAGATGGAGGCTGAGGCGCGGCAGGGTGGGCTTTTTGAACAAGCACCAATGCAAGAAGAAATAGCGCCGGTTAAAATAGAAACAGATGCCGCAAGAAGACAGCAGCTAAAAAACGCAATCATGGAAGGCGAATTAATCCTTAAAAGCGGGCGCAACACTATTGGCAAAAAGATGTCTCCTGGGGCGCTTTCAGCTGTTCAGCGATCTGTCGATAATGCAAAAGCGAAACTCGGCATAGCGTCGGAAGCGGTTTTGTCGGTTTCTCCTGAGCCAATGGCTGAAACTGTCGTGGCAGAAGAAAAACAGCCTTGGGAGATGACTCGAACAGAATTCATAAAAGATGGGGTTAGGCGGCAAGTAGTTAAAAACAGATCTTTAGAAAGACCAAAAGCAGGAACATATTACCATGCAACTCAGGGGAAATGGGACGGTGGGGATATCTTATCTTTAAACGCCAGGAAAGCGTTAGGCGAAGACGTTGCTCCTAGATGGGGAGAAGATTACCCTGGGTATGAAGCGTCGGCAGATGCAGAAAATGTTGCATTATTTGAAACGCTACAACAGGCTGAAGAGTTTGCTGGCAAGAACGATGATATTTTAAAAATTAGTATTCCTGAAGATGCTAATCTATCTTTGAATGAAGAAAGATACGCTCAAACAGAAGAAATCCCTAAAAAATGGATCGTTGGAAAAACTTCTCACAAAATTGAAATCGAAAAAGCATTATCCGAAGGCAAACCAGTACCAGAGAACGTATTAGCCGACTACCCAGAACTCCGCGCCAAAGAATCACGCATTGCGTCACAAAAAGTAGCGGGAACTGGAAAAGAAGCTGGCGTTATTGAAATCAAGCCGCCAGACGAAGGGAAAGCGAGGACCAAAAGCGGTGGCGGCGGCGTAGTTCTCGGCAGCGGACTCGGCGGGATTTGGGACGCGATACAGACAGAACGCGGCAAGATCGTTGACGCAACAACCAGGGCATACACGACAGAAAAAGGATTCTTTACCAGCAATCTATTAGACAAGTTCACCCACGGCGAAGCCATCAAAACAGAACTCGGCAAGGCGGCAACTGGTCGGGATATTCTAAGCCGTCATATTGGGATGCAGGATCTCACGGAAAACGCCGCGATGGTCGGCAGGCTAAAAGACCGCGAAGAGCTTGGCCGTGCGGTCGGGGCACTCTACAAAAAGCGGCCGGCGCCTTTCCGCTTCGCTTCAGCTGGAACCGGCAAGCCCTCCAGATATGTTGACGCAGCAGACGAGGCGGCGCGCATTACCGTGGAAATTAGGCGCTCTGAATCGCTGAATCCGGAACAAAAGGTCCACCGTGAGGGCATACAGCTTTCCGGCCTCGAAGATGCCCGGTGGGCTATTAAAGAATTGAGGGAAGAAGGCGGCGCCCAAAATGAGGACACGGCCAGGCTGATTGAGTTTGGAATTGAAATCCACGAAGGCAAGCACCCTGGGCTTACAAAATATGTAAATCGAATTGAAACCGAAATGCAGCAGCTCGGACGCGATGCAATGGACGCGGGTTTGATCTCTTCTGTAATAGCGCATTATTCTCCGAGATACTGGATTGACCCTAAGGGCAAGCGCGGCAAGAGTTACCGGGCGCGGTTCGCCACGAAATCAAAACACGCCAAGCAAAGAGTATTCGATAGCTATTTCGAAGGTCTGCGCCTTGGCTATCGTCCAAGAGTCCGCGGGCTGTCAAATGCGAAGGCAGAGCTTATCAAAGAGCATGGCAACACGCTTGCCGACCGCGAATTGATCAGCATTGCCCGGACAATGAAGGATGCAGAGGGGCGGCCGTTTTTCTCGATCGACAGCCACGGCGGCGACTACAAAGAACTGCATCATCCTAATTTTCATGACTATGTACCGTCGTTTTCAATCAATTTAAAGCCCTTTAAGGAGGCGGTCTCCTATGCTGGAGTTGAAGCGCCTTATCAGCGCGGAATTCCAAAAGGGCTTGAGTATGTCGAAAGCGTGAACAAGCCATTGCATGACCAGCTTGTTAAGCTTTTGGCTGATAAGGATATAGGCACAAAGAATACTTTCATCACTCAGCATGGGGACATAATAACGGTTTTTGAAAAAAGAAAGCTTTATGCTCCCCGGCTTTGGGCGGATCACATCAATGCGATGTATGACCCGTCAGCGTTCTTTGATCCGACCAAGAATGCCGCTTGGAAGCTTGGCGGCGGCATTGTCAAGCTGTCTAGTTATCGCAAGTCTTTGCTGTTCTCGGGCTCGTTCTTCCACCACAAGGCGCTTGCAAAGTCTTATTTGCTGGGAACCAGACCATGGGAAAAAGGCGGGCCTATTGCGCCATGGAAGGCGGCAAAAGAAGGCTATGAAATGGCTATGTCCATGGACCCGATTATCCGGCTTGGAATCCGCAACGGGTTGACGCTTTTCAAAATCCCTGAATGGGATAAGGCAATGCTTAACAGGCAGAGGAAATTGATGATGTCTGCTAGGAAAGCACCATTGTCGGCCGCATCAAAGGTGATGGAAGAATTCACTGATAGTCTTTTCCTGCGGTTTCAGACCGGATTGAAAGCGCAGTCGTTTGCGCTTGAATTCAAACATGCCGTTGACAAATTCCAAAAGAAAAACAACAGGGCGCCCACGGACGATGAAGCCGACGAAATAGCAAAAGCCATGGCCCAATTAATAAACAACGATTACGGAGGGCTTCATTGGGGGCGCATAGGCAGAAGCAAAACCATGCTGGATCTTGAGCGTGGATTTATTTTCCTGGCTCCGGATTGGACGGAATCAAACATTAAGACAGTTCCACTTATCGAAAGAGTGGCAAACCATATTTTGCGTGAGGGGTTGCTTCTTGCCGAAGGTGGGCAAAACACTTTTGGACGCGGAGGCAAGAAGGGCGACGGGCCGAAGATGGACGGCATGGACAAGATTTATCTTAAGTTTTTAGGCGGCGCCCTCGCCTATGGAATTCTAGCAACTATTTTGGCGAACATTGCCTTGAACGGCTGGGATGATACAAAAAAGCGATTCGGGAAGACGGTAAAAACAGTTAAGCGAGAAGGAAAACTAAAAAAGGTTTTGCATTCTCCGGCTTTCGCGTGGGACATAAGTAAAATATATGAACACCTTGGCGTAAAACACCAAGGGGGGCGCGTATCGCTTATGCCTCTTCAACAGTTTGACGATCCGGTCAAGCTTGCCACTGATCCTTTAGGCTTTTTTCGAAATAAGGCCGCTTGGGCTCCGGGCGCAGTAGATCGATTGATTTCCGGCCGCAACTGGCAGGACAAGCCCTATCTGAAATGGCAGGAAGCCTGGAGAACAGGACACCTTACGGCCCCAAGTAAATACAACGAAACGGAAGGCCCTGCCTACTACATTCCAACTGTATTATTCGACGAATCAATGGACGTTGCGCCGATTCCCTTGCGACTCATGATCGATTATCAGCTGGGCGAAGTCGACGGCCTGACAGCTATTCTCCGCGAATCTGGCGAGGACGTTCGAGAAGAATGGACGCCACGGCCTAAAAAACCTCGTCGTCCGTATGTGTGGCGGCAATGATCCAATTAAGCGGAGTCATAGAGAGCGGCAACTACGCATTTGCCGGGCAGGCCCGACTCGCCACCTGGAATCAGCCTAATAGGCGACACTGAAATCCGGGGCGGCAATTTCGTTCTGGCGCGGATCACGACCAACGGCTTCAAGCTGACCTTGGCCGGGGGCAATTGCCGAGGACTGAGGACGCGCACGAACCCCGGCGATGCTTGGGCGAAGCAAGACGCCTTTGTGTGGCAGCGTAAAGAGCCCTTAGGCATTGCCGAGCAGATCCGGGGCTCAGTATTGGAATCAGCCGGTGAAGACGGGCTCACGGCCTGGAATTTCGCCGTGAACCTGATTATAGCCAACCCGGCAATCGATCAAGTTACCTGGAATCTGGAGCAAACCGCCTGGGGCGCTAAAACCGGCATTCACGCCAACAGGGCGGGGCGAATTAATATGGTCTTGCCGTCCATGGGCCTTCAAAGGTTGATTCAAAGCTTTCTGCCTGGCGGGACATTCGCAGACGTTAAAAATCTAGTCTTAACGTGGAGCGCTGACGCCTGGGCCGGAAAGCCCACGCAGACAATGGAGACGTTGGACTGATGGCGCTTTACTACGCCCTTTATAATCAATCAGCCGGCAGCGGAGACGGCCTCACGCCATCGACCGGCTGGAACATCAACGACGTTGCCCTTGCAGCCAATCCTAAAGGCCTTGCGGCGGCAGATATCCTGCTGTTGGTGTTTGATCCGACAGACAGGGAAAATACAGCGTTTACCGCCACAACGAACCTTGCCTCCTGGACCTCCAATTATACATATGCCGGTGGCATGCAAGGGTGCGATTTATCGGGCAACCCAACGGACCAAATACCAATAATTGATTTCTCGGGAGTGGGCAGCGGCGCGGCCTATACAATAAACACGGCGGCGCATAAGATTTTTGGCATAGAAATCCGGAACGCACCGAGCCATGGAATTGCAATGGGAACATCCGGCAGCCATGCCATGATTAAGCGCTGCATCATCAAAGATGCGGCGGGGGCGGGGATATACGGGTCAACATATGCCACGAATGTGGTTTGCTGCGAGAATCAAATTATAAGCCCAGGAAGCCATGGTATTTATGCCCGAGGTATGGTTTTTGTCTGCGGGAATTATATAGAAGATCCAGGGTCTTATGGTATTAATGCGCAATACTGTTCACTCTCCCACAATGTTATCCGAATGGCGAGCGGGGCGACAGTCCCAGCAATTTACGCCTCTGGAAATACTTCAAACTACTCAATTGCATTTAATACGATATATTTTTCGGGGGCTCCGGCGTCTGCGATTTATGCAATATATGCCGCAGCATCAACGCATGAAATTTACGGCAACATCGTCCAGGGCGCCAGCTACGCGGGTTGTTATGCAATTTATGCAAATGCCAGTACGCCGCTTGTCGCTGCAAACGTCGCCTATGATTGTGCTAATGATATAGGAGGCTCGCCGCCATGGAGCCAAGCGTCGGACACGACAAACCCGGAGTTTACCAATCCGGCAAACGGCGACTTTTCGGTCGGCGCCGACCTGACAGGCATATTGTGGGAGCCGATAAACGGTCAGTTTACGATCCCCGGCGCCGTGCAGCCCGCCAGCTGCATCTCAGGAACTTCTTATCCACTACCGTTGAGCAGTTATTGCAAAGGCGTAACAGGTGACGAAATGAAAACAATTTATCCAGGCAAAGAAAATGCAATAGGCATTAAGGTTTATGAAGATGGAGCGCGGCGCACAGACTTGACGGCCCTGACGCGCTGCCGCGTGATTTTTGGCGGCGTTGAGGTTGATTCTGCAACGACGGCTGCCGCGTTTACTTTGGCCTATGACGACGCGGACGGCAACGACGTTATCCTTCTGGATTTCGGGGCGCTGTCAAGCACCTTGCCGGAAGGGGATTGGAGCGCCACCATAATTATTTATGAGCCCACGCGGACGAATGGATTCGTTTGCGCTGAAGGCTACCCAATTCGGATCAAAACGCCGCAGTCAGGGACGCTTTTAACGTCGTAAATAAAACAAGCTGCCCGGCTTCCCAACCTGCCGCCAGATTTGCACATGATTCTCACCCCGAACGCTTTGAGCGCATATAGCACTCTCCCACCCAGTCGAAACCGGAGCGCCGTTAAGGTCATGGGTCTTTGCGGGTTCCTTCGCGTCAATTCGCGCGAGGCAGCTTTTTATTTATGACAATGTTTCCGTTGCCCGCCTTTCAAAATATTGATGAGGATTGACGAATTTGCCTCCCTTCTTAATTTCAAAGTGGAAATGTGGCGTTATTCCAGGATAGACCTTTCCTAAGTCTTGCAACTTGCCTATTTCCATACCTGGAACAACGAAAACGCCGACCTCAACGCAAGGCTCAATATAAAAATATCGTACATCAAACCCCCCCAAGTCATTAATTTGAACATATCTCAAGTGTCCTTTTTGGGGGTCGGTTGGATCATATGGGAAGCCTATTTTTGTTACGTTCCCAACGCAGCCAGCTAAAATTGTGCTGCCAGGATAACAGGCAAAATCAATGCCTTTGTGTGTGCGACTGCCGCGTGAAGCCAGATAACCACCGTTTCCCCATTTGTCGGTCCCCCTAATTGGTGGCGTGACTGTTATCATCGTTCCCTCCGGATAGATGTTAGTTAAAAAGCCGGTCTTTTCCGGCGTTAAGCCGCTTTATTAATTGCCGCCCTAAATATTCTGTGAAAGCTGGGGGTATTGCTTGGGATAGTTCTTTTCTTGTCATCCAATCAATACCCATGGCTTTTTTGGCATATTGCATCCCTGAAAAATTTCCTACAACATGAATAAACTCACCATCCTTCGGGGGCCTTCCCATTTTAGTTTGCGAGACGGTATGTGCTGGATGATGCGGCACGATTGCCGGGAAACTGGTTTCAAAAAGCCTGTGTCTATAAGTGAATAATCCAAACATTGCGCCGCAGAGTTCATGTGGAATTATAAGCGGAGATCCAGGAACATTCTCCATAATCCATGGCAAGCCAAGCGATTTAAGCGCTGCACGTGTCTGTGGTATCATTTCTGGATGCTCGTTACTCTGAATTTTCCTGGTTATGCTGTACGCCTGACAAGGAGGGCTCGCGTGGATAGCGTTAAACTCCGAGCCATGAGCAGCCAAGAACTCAAGCGCGTCTGCTTGGTGAAATTCGAACGGATAGTTTTTCTGTTTGGCAATATCCACGCCAACAACTTCAAAACCCGCTCGGTGGTATCCCATTCCTGCCCCTCCGGCGCCTGAAAAGAGATCGAGCAATTTTGGCTTCATGGGCTCTCTTCAGTCTCAGAATATTCCAGCTCCAGCAGCAGCCGAAGAAAGTGAATGGCCTTCTCAATATCCTGCCGCCCTCCCTTTTCTCTGTGACGGCTGACGTACTTGACTACGGCGCCCTCGATGAAGGGCAGACCGTTGCGATAGATATACTCTACCGGCTGAATCGCCATGTCCTTATAATGCCCGCCGCCTATCTGCTCTTTGAGTGCTTTTTTTTTCATTTTTAATCACCATAGCCACAGTTGACATGGGTCTACTGTTTTTTTATTGCCTCCGCTAATCCACCATTCCCATAATTCATCTACAGATTGAAACTTTTCTATCCATCTTTTTTCACCCTTTAGTGTTAGAGTTCCCTTCCATCGACTCCAATATGCTGCAAACGCGCGTTTCCATAATTTTTCATATCTAGGCCAGCGTTGAAATTCATATTTTACTTGTTTAGGCCCACCCATAGGGCAGCCAACACATCCAAGCCGTTTAAACCCTTGATCGTATAACTCACAATAGGGCATCTTGTTTTTATAAATAAATTGCCAAATATCTATCTCGCGCCAATAGTACAAAGGGCATAAAATTGGGTTTCCCGTCTTCCTGTCACTATTTAAAAAAGTCCAATTAGTTTTCCTTCTAGTACTTTCTTCTCCACGAACACCGATAGCCCTAAAATATTCAAGTCCTCCCTGTTCTTTATATATCGTACAGCACCATCTTGCCAATCGCGTAGGAGGCCCACATGTTTTTTTGACCATTCTTTGCATTAATGGCATGTCTGGATTGTTCCATTTAACTTCTGGATAATATTTTTTTATAAAATAAATCAATTCTGGTGGATCAATTGTTGTGTTGTTGTACCAAGAATGATATTTAACACCAGCCATACTAAAGAGTCTTTCTAATACAATTGAATCTTTCCCCCCTGAAAAAGCTACATAATAACCTTTTGGCGATAATTCTAAGGCACTATCTTGATATTCAAGAATCCAATCTAGTGCCTGTTTAATTTTTTCTTCCAAGGGCCTAGATACCATCTCTTGGTAAAATTCTTCGTCTGTCGTCTCAAAAAAGCCCATCTTTCCCTCTCAGCCCAGGTTCAATTAAAGTTCCAGCAAGGCGTTTTTTTCTGGTTTCGTTATATATTTTCAGCATCATATCCCAATAGCGAAAAATCATTTTTGCGCCAATGTCGGCCTTGAAAGTATCTCCAGTTTTATTTTTATGCAGCAACGGGGCTTTCTTTATTTCTCGAATATATATAGGCCCTTTTTCTTTTTCGATATAAATGTAAAGCCCACAATAGTCTGGGATTTCACAAGACTCAGCCAAGGCCTCAGGCATCAGGAATGAAAAGTAATTACAGGGCAATTCCCCTGCCGCCAAGGCTTCGTGTTTCAATTTTTCATAAATGTGCGGCCACTTTCCGCCACTAATAGTTTTTTTGAAATCGGCTTTGAAATCAGACTTTGATACCTTGATTTCAATCTCGTCTAAATATCGACTGCGCCTGATTGCTACAAGATCCATTTCGTGTGTTCGACAGAAGATATTTGGTGCTATTACTTCGTATCTTTGTGACCAACAGCGGTAAAATTCGGTCTGTAGCGTTTCAGTTATTGCGCTCATAACAATCCTTTAAACTTTCGTCGAGTTTAATTAAAGTTCCAGCCCATGGTTCCCTCCCGCATAAAGTTAGTTAAAAGGCCCCACCGCCCGCTGGGGCTTTTGGGAATGTCCCTCGAAATGTCCCTCGAAATGAGGGACTTATGCGGATCAATCCGCACACTGACGAACGATCAAGCGCCCCTCATCAAACTTGAAAAAATTAAGCTGCTTGATTTATCCATCCAAACATAGATCCCGCTTGGTACCAGTCCAAGAATCTTCCGCGCCATCCTTATGTGTTTTGACCCATTCCTCGACATAACGCCGAACAGCCAAAAACCAAGCGACCTGAGAGCGGCCTTGCGCTGGCGTCCTGGCGCCTTTCCCATCCATGTATTCGTGGATTTCGCCGCTCAAATTTCCTAGAAGCAAATAAAGCCAGACAGGTGTTAAAACAATCGCTTGCTTATCCGCCACGCACAACCGCGAAAACTGCCGCCCCGCCTTCTTGGCCCAAAAGCGTGAATGAAGGCGACAAAAATCGCCCCACTCAGCCCCGAACCGCGAACCCATCCACTCGGCAGCAAAAACAACGTGCCGCTCGCCTTCCGGCCCGTCCATGTTGGGCTTTCCAAGGTAACCCAAATCATGCACGAAAAAAGCAATCCACAACCGTATGTCCCAGGGAAAGCCGTACAACTGCCACCACGCGACAAAAACAAAAAGTGGATGGATAAACCAGCAATGGACGCCGAATAGGAGACTGCGCGTTCCAATTGATGGAAGAATTATTTTAATCTTGTTTTTCATCAATTCCTCACAATAGGGTTTTCATCCAGAGACTTAGCGGCTATCTGCTCAAGCCGCTTCTTCATCGGAAAATCTAAGTTCCTCTTGTTTCCGAAGCACCCTGCCCATGATTGTCATTTCGCTTAGCCTCATCGGTAAAAAATCGCTGAAAAGATCGAGCAATTCATCTAAATGGGCTTGAGTGATAAAGGTCAATCTGGAGGTGATCGCGGCGTCCTTATTCGATGAAGCTGCAAAGGCATCAAGCTCGCCTATTTCAATCGTTCGAAGAAAATTCTCGTCACTTTTTGCGAAAATGATTTTCATCGGTTCGCGGACGATAGGCGTAGACTGCTTCATCACATCCTCTGCCTCTGAAACCGTAACTTCGCGCTCAAAAACCAGCTTGAACAAGACGTTTTCATTCTCGCCTTTTTCGCTGTCTGCTTTGACGTTTTTGAGCGTGTAGAACGCTAGATTTAAATCTGTCTGAGATCCAAAAATTTCTGCAACCATTTTTTCATACATCATTTTCCCTAATCCCTCTCTATTCAGGGCTCCAAGCCAAATTCACACCGGCAGCGCTTTTGCTGCGCGGCTTAGACCTGGGCGGTTTCTTTTCTATTTTTTGGGGCTGGGCGGCTTCCACCAGTGTTTTTATACATTGCGGGTAGAGGAAGCGGAGCATTCGCCGCTTTGTTGACTTCGACAGGTTCACGAAGTCCCGACCCTCTTTGAGTTTGCCCTCGGCCATCCACGCGAATACCGTTGTTCTCCCGATGCTGGCCGCTTCCTTGAAGGCTTGCATGTCCAGCAGTCTTTCAGCCTGGGGCATTAGCCTATGCCCTTCTCATCCGCTAGCCATTCAGGGATTTCAATATCCGCTTCGTCGCCTACGTCGCCGTCATAGTCAATTTGACTTTTAGGCAACCATATTTCTTCGCCGTTATGGTGGATCAGAATCGCCAGATCTGTTTCGCGAATGATCTCGGCTGTGATTAAAACGCTTTCGCCTCTGTTCGTGGCAACTCCATTTAAGATCTACTCAATGTCTTCAAGATCCGGTAAACCTTCCGAGCTTCTTCAACGCTGCTGATCTCCGCAGTGTGATACTCATAGCCGAGTTTTTCACTTAGCCCTTGATATACTTCTTTGCGCGTCATCTTCCCCGACTCCCAAAGCGGATCAAGCACCCGGTGGATGTGTTTTCGCGCCTCTCTGAGCTCAGGCGTCGGGATGTTTCCGAGCGGCCGCGTTCTGTCCTCTGTTTTGTGATGACAGCCGACATGGTTGTCGCAGTTGTCACACTTCCAAAAGGGCAGCTTTGCAAGATCAGGCCGGTGTGGATAGATTTCGCTCCCGTCCGTGAGCCGGGCACCAACATCCAGGCCGCAGCCGCAGCAGTAAATGAACATTATCCCCTCCGAATTGCCCGCCGCTTCGGTTTTCCATAGCTGCCTATTTTGTTCAAAAGCGTTAAGTCAATCGTTGTCTGGCCGTCTTTTAGTTCAAGCAAGGCAGTCGGGCCGTCAATTCTCTTTACCCTGCCGCGTATTTCTTCGGTTTTCCCGTTTTCATAGGCTATGAAATAGCTTGCTTTGTCGCCTCTTTGCACGGTTCACCCTGCGTCTTCAGATCGGAAGGCCAGCGTTGAGGCAAGGTGGCGTTCTTCCCAGAATGGATCAAGCGCGGACAGCGCTTCGCCGCGCAGTTGGGCGTTTACTTCTTTAACCTCTTTGGTCACGCCAGAACCGGCAAGCGGATAAAGTTTTCGCATAACGTCGTCGGCGTCATTGGTTGTCAGCCCAATGTGCTTTAGCGCCTCGGCGCCGTTAATGCCTGCGCCTATAAGCAAGCCTATAAACAGGTCCGCTGGCATTGATTTGCGGCTGTTTCCGTTGAGGACAAGCACCTTGCCGGTTCCAAGCGTGATCGGACCGTGCTCTTTTGTTGCGGCTTTCAGATGATTCCTGGCCTGTCCGACGCATCGCTCGGCAGCGTCGAGCCATAGAGCCGCCGCGACACGTTTCTCGGGCGTGTCCAAGGCCCCAAAGCTTTCAACCGTTTGGAGTTCGCCGGCCACTTTCTGATGGCGCGGGCATTCGTCGACAAAACCGCACCAGTCGCAGGCCTTGCCCTGGCGCGGTTCAAAATTCGTCGTTGACATGATTTCGTCTACGGAGTTTTGCAGCCAGTCTGGAAACTCCCTTTGTTCTTCCATTGTCGTGATAAAGGGCTGCTGCCGCTTTGCGCCAAAGAGGTTGTAGGCGCACGAAATCGGGGCGTCTTTGTCAATGCCGAGCATTCCGGCCATACAATAGGCATAGCTGGCAATCTGCTGCGTGTCTCGATCCTTGAAGCCGAGGCTTTTGTCGTCTTCGATGTGAAGCCCGCCGTCGACGTCCAACCATGCGAAGTCGGCAGCCATACGGAACCACGTTTTTTCTCGCTGCGCGGCAGATCCCCACCATTTAGCATCGGCCTTGCTGAATTTGATCCTTTGCCACTTATTGTCAAAGGCCAGCCTTTCCTCGATCCAGTATTGTTTTATCCGGGATGTTTGCGGCTTCAGATCGTGCATATGGTTTACGGCGCCATAAAGCGTTTCAATCGCTTTGGCCATTAACTCGTCTGGAACCGCTAGAAACTCCCTCTTCGCCAGCCGGTCAAGGTGCCCGGAGAGTCGTACATCGTCGCCGCCTTCGATCCACCTGATTCTGAATTCAGCCATGCAAGCGGACACTATCCGGCCTATTATCGCCAAGTCTCCGGTGGGTTCTTCCCGGCGCTCGATATATTTTCGGGCGAACCTGAGCGGGCAATCGCGGTAAGTCTCAAGCTTTGAATGGCTCCACCCTGGTTTGATTTTGTTGGGGTCGAATTTCATGGCTCTGGCATCCTCACGATAAGAGAAGAGTGCTTTCGAGTAAGAAGCGCAATTATTAAAGCGTCGACTGTCCCGCCGGGAAGCGACATCCAAAGCGATGCCGCTAAAAGCTCTCCCTGTTTTTTAAACAGAGACCTGCTTTTTTCTAAGCTGAGATTAGTAGGGAACTCTTCTCCTAGCTCGATTCGTATGCTTTCGGCTGGTTTACCGTTTAGTTTTTGCGCTTTATTGGCTTTGATCGTTTTCACGGCTATTTATTCCCGTCAAAAAGGCTTTGCGTAGCCTGCCGCGCTTTAGACTTGTGGTAGTTCGAACAATGTGACTTGCAGGCGTCCTCACAGTAGGCCATGGTTACGTCGTCGCCTTTGGCCTGTCCATCTTCGCAATGGATCAATGGTTCGCCGCTTGTCGTGGCGATGTGTCCTTCCTGCTGCGGCTCTTTAGCTTCCAGGATTTTCAACAGCTTTACGGCTTCGTGTTCATTCAAGAAGGTAAGCTCGTGCTGTGTGTCTGGGAGTAGTGCGGTTTCAAAGAAGGCCTTGATTGTGTCAGACTTCTCGGGTTCCGGCAGGGTGCAATCTGTTATTTTCTGGATGGATTGGGGCGAGATCCCTGCCGTCTTAAGATCGGTGTTCGGCCAGCCAACCATTCGGCGACGGCCTCTTGTCTCGGCAGTTTGGGCTTCTTCAGTCTGCGGGGTTTCGTTTTTCGGCCCTTGCTGAATATCCGGCTGTGGTTGCTTGTTTCCTTGAGAAACCGGGGCAAACCGTTGCGGCTCTGGGAAAGCCTCTTCAATCGTCGTGTCGCCGTCTTTGATGGATGTTTTGAGTCCTTGAAGTATTGAAAGGTCTTCGAGTGTAATGCTATCGATATCGGGCCTATCAAGGGCGGCAAGCACCCGTGGAAGATCAATCCCAAGCGTTTCAGTAAAGTATGAAAGGGCTCTTTGTCGGCGTTCGATAAGCCCCCTTGCGCCGCCAGTTGCGACCCTGATAGCCTGATCGTAAACGTCTTGAACAAGCGAGAACGGGACCACCTTGAAAATTGCATTTCTAAGGGCAACCGAGCATGCCGCATTCGAAGTCACACCAATCATGTCGTCAGAAAATCTGCGGCCTTCCTTGGTGGTAATCCTGCGTCGGACTTCACAAGTTATGGCGACATTTTTTTCAAGATCATGACAAACGCCCTGCGCCGTCACGAAGTTTGCACCGACTTCTATTACCCGAGAGCCATACCGTAAATTGCCCCATGTACTCCCCACAATTTCGGCGCATCTAATCGAAGGCCCCTTGATGACTTTGCGGTCAGAGCCCTTTCCCCTGATTAGGGCATAACCCATGCTTTCGGCAATTTCAGCATTTAACGTCGCGAGGCTTTTGGCTTCATCAAGAACCCTGCTTAAAACTCTCGGGAATTTTTTCGCGGTTGTAATTTGGATGTCGATTTCTGATCTGTTCAGAGCTTCAAGCGCTGTTGGTTCTTCAGCGGGGAGAACGATACCTTCGGCCATTGTTATTCCCTTCCTCATAAAAGTTGTTTCTAAGACGGCAAACTCTCTAAAAAGTCCCTAATTCCTTCGATGTTGTCTGTTTTAAGTTTGTGGTGATTCGTCCCCATGCCCATTCTGACCTTGTAAAAACAGACTGTTTCCCTCCCCACTGTGACGTATTGCTTTCCGCGCCGAAGACGGTGGCGCCCGCCTCGCAAGAAGCTGCCCGCATATCTCGATGGCGTGTGGCCTCGCCGCTCGAATCCAGCTTCAAGCAACAGGTCGACGATGGGCTTAACCGAAGACATGGGCGTCAATTTCCCGCTCGCATTTCGCGCAATGGTCTGATGTTGCCGGATAGTATTTGTTATACTTTGAGCAAAATTTCAACGGCGCATCGTCCGGCTCATCTTCTTTAGCAATGCACAGTTCAGGGCAATCCCAGCACTGTGTTTTATCGCACCAGATACCGGGATTTTCCCTATATTCATTTTCAAATAAGCTCAATTCAGCTTGCGCTAAGTCCAGCTTCACGCCCCGTTTACCGCCCCATTCCTCAACGCTGAACATTTGAGTTCACAATCATGCACAGGGCGCGGAAAAGGCCCAAGGTTGCGACAAAAGTTACGCCGCCAAATATGTATAAATAGAACAGGTTTTTAATGTTCTTTATGAAGTTTTTCATGGCTGAATTCCAATTCCTAGAACCGTGTAAAACTTGGTTCCGTTTTCAGCGAGATCTACTCGGACAAGGGCGCCTATCAGCAGCAATACAAAAGGGGTAATCGCAACAATCCAGGGCAGGGCGACCGGCCAGTTGACAGCCTTAAACAGCTTTTTCATGGGTTTCCCTTTCCCCCTCCGCTTAGGCGGCGTTTTTTTGTTCTGTTTTGGATGCGTGTTTATTGATGAGTGCGGCGAGATCGGCTTCAAAGGCTTTAAGTGAAACGCCTCGTTGGCCAAGCAGCAGAGTCAGCTGGTCGACAAACAACGGCTCGTCGGTTCCCCTGGCGTAGTCGGTCAAGAGCTTTTCCGTGCTGTCGTACTGTGCTCTTTTATTGAACTTCTCAAGGCGCAGCCGGTCGTCGTGACTTGTTCCGTTTTCCAGGGCTTTAGTCAGCTTGATTCTGGCGGCTCCAAGGGCTTTTTCTGCTTCTGTTAAAGCGTCTTCGGCGAGTTCAACATTTCCGCGAAGGGCGTTAAGTGCGTTGTAAAAAGCTTTGTCGGCTGGGTGAGTGTTTGACATGGCTTGCTCCTTTGCTTGTCCCGCTAAGGGGTCTCTCTTTGCGTATATCCGCGACCTATTCCTTTGGGGGCCAGAGGTCGGTTTGTGAAATCCTGGTTGCACGTTGAGTTCTTCCAGGTTTAAAAACCTGAATGATTTCCCCCCCCGCTTTATTTACCGCATTTACAATAACTTCTTGGATGGCTACAGTTTTGCCCCCACCGGTCAATTGACCATGGATCACGCGGAAAACAGTATGGATACTACAATCGATGTTTTTTTCTTTTTTAAGGAATTTAACAATTTTCTTCGGCTGCATATCAACAAAGCCCAGGAGAGCAAGAATCTTATTTCCCGAAAAATGTAATTTTTTCACTTGATTCCTTTTCTAAATGTTTGGTATCGTCCCAATTCCTAAATAAAATTGTTTGATCCATTGTTTTGATAAATTAATTATATCCACATTTGTGCAGAAGTCAACAGATATGTTCAAAAAAAATTACAAAGGAGGAAATTTTTATGTTTGAAGAAATAGCAGAACGGGTAAAAATGCTCGCAAAAGAGCACTATTCTGGGAATTGGACAAAATTTTCAACAGCGATTGGAATGTCTACGAGTACACTCCACGCGGTAAAAACAGGTAAAACTAACCTGGGGACGGAAACAGCAATAAAAATTTGTCAGGCGACTGGGGTTTCTTTGGACTGGCTCTTAATGGGCAAAGAAACAAACCCCGAAGTTGTTGATTCAGACGCATTGGCAGGCGTAATGTTGTCGGTAGAAATGTTTGTCAAAGAAAAGCGGCTCCCCTTAAAGCTTCAGCAACACGCAAAATTGATTTCGATGCTTTATAATCATTCAAAATTGGGTCTTGACATAGAAAAAGAACTCGAAACCTTGATCGGATTGATTGGAGTTTAATATGTATAAAATATTGATTATTTTCACTCTTTTGTTCACTTCTTTATCCTTCGCAAAAGACGCTGATTTAAGCTTTAATGCCGAATATCGGATTGTCGTTCATAACCAAGGCACATTCGACCTGATGGAGCTGGAAGCGCGATTACGGCGCATAGTCGGCGAGCAGGGCACTGTTTTGCTGGTGTCCGTCGATCCTGCGGAAAAACCACCCTCACTCCGCAACCGTGGACTTCGGGAAATTAATCTTGAATAGTTGTTTTTTTCCTTCGAATAGCATATAAAGCAAAGCCCTTGTGCTAGGGGGAATTGGTGGCGACTCGCAAGGATGGCGGTCGCCACTTTTTTTTGCACAAACTAAAAAAATCACTTGCAAAAATTTTATGCTGTGCTAATTTTCAATAATGTAATTTTATTAACTTTAGCACAAAGGAAAGTTACCATGGATCAGACACTGGAAGGGTACAATCAAGATGTTTTCAACAAAAGCGCAAGTGCTTTAGCGCGGGCCGTCGCGGCAATTGAGTCAAAGCGCCAATCGGCCGACTCGCCCAAAAAATAAAGCATTTATCCATCATTTCACCTTCGGAGCCCAACGCATGTTGGGCTTTTTTTTGAGCATATCCCGCCAACTTTCCATCAATCTAAATTTTTCTTTGACTTTGCGCAAATGGCGCGGTAGATTCATATTTGCGAGGACGTAAAAAGACACGTTAAAAGTTGAAAAGCCCGTCTCAAGATCGTCCTCGCAGTCGATCAATTGAGGCGGGCTTTTCTATTTTTTGGAATAAAGCCGGAAGGACATATGGCTAACCCCCAGCTCGAGGACGGATTCACAAGGATTTCTAACGAACTGCTGTCGGCGGCATACCAAGTCCGGATGAGCGGTTCCGAGTGGCAGGTGTTTCTATTCCTGATCCGGATAACGTACGGATTCAGTCGGAAGACCGTTGAACTCAGGACGAATGATTTTAAAACTGGAGTCCAGGGAGCGACCGGAACCGGCCTTGAGCGTCAGCAAATACACGAAGCAATTAATGCCTTGGCTACTAAGAAAATTATCAAGCTGTCAGATTTCTCTGACAAAACCGTCAGAGAAAACGGACGGTTTCGAGAAAAAACATTTGAAATTCAAAAAGATTATACCCTATGGATAGACAAAAAACGCAAAGTATCAAACCGTCAGAGAAATCTGACAAAACCGTCAGAGAAATCTGACAAAACCGTCAGAGAAAACGGACAAGCATCTATTATAAGAAAGAAAGAAAGATATAAAGATATAAAAACAACCCCCGAGGCCGCACTTCGAGCGGCCGCTTTGTTGGCCGAACACGTTTTGGAGATTCATCCAAATCACAGACAGCTGCAACCAGACCGGAGAGAGAAAGCCATAGCCGCCTGGGCCGACGTAATGCGGCTTATGAACGAACGCGACAAACGGGCGTGGGATGACATAACGGCGCTTGTTGAATTTCTGAAAACCGACATTCGGCCTACAAGCCGAGCCAATGAGTTTCCAGGCTGGGGCGTGACCGTTCAAAGCGCCGGCAACTTACGCGAGAAGTTTGACAAGATTTGGGCACAGTACCAGCGAGCAAGCCCAGCACCAGATCCAGAAGAAAAAAGCCTTTACACAAAAAACTATTATGAAGGCTTGGAGGATTGGGAACAATGAACGCGAGAGAAAGAAAAATGTTTGTATTGCTTCAACAAGCCGACTGCCCAGGAGATCTGGATATGGAAAAAGACAGTTTTTGCCATAAGCACAATAGGAAAAAAGATTCGGTCAGGGTAGGGGACTTTTTCGCCTATTCCTGTGAAAAGTGCCGAATTGAAAACGAGCGCGGGGCAGACGTTCTCGTGGAATCCAGACAAAGGCAGGCCGCAATCAAGAACGATGCTTTGATAGCGAAGCTTAAAGAAAACTGCCACATTCCAAAGCGTTTTGAGGGAAAAACGCTTTCAGGCATGACGGTTAAAAACGAAAGCATTTCCAAGGCGGTTGACGCGGCTTGGGACTTCGCGCACAACGCTGAGGATTCCATGGGCTTGATTCTCCTGGGATCGCCGGGGACCGGAAAAACCCACATTGCAGCAGGGCTGATAAACCATTTCCTTGCCAATGGGCGCGCTTGCCTGTTTGTTGAGGCAATCAAGATCTTCAGGGCCGTCAAAGAGTCGTGGAAAAGGCCTGACCGCAACGAAAGCGACGTTCTCAAGGCCTTTGTGGCGCCGGATATCTTGGTGATTGACGAAGTAGGCGTACAGCACGGCAGCGAAACCGAGAAGATGTTCATGACCGAAATCATAAACGACAGATACAACGCGCTTAAGGCTACGATTTTATGCGGGAATCTGTCACCCAAGGAGTTGAAGGCTACCATAGGCGAACGCGCTTTTGACCGATTTAAGGAAAACGGAGCAATTATGATTATTGACGCGCCTTCGCATCGCCGAAATTTACGGCATTGAAGGGAGGGCAGGGTGAATAGAAGACCCTTTCACGGAAAACCAAGGCACAAGTTCAACGCGCAAAGAACCGAGGCGAACGGGATTAAATTCGATTCGAAAAAAGAGGCGCGATATTACCAAGCGCTTTTGATTCGGGTGAGGGCTGGACAAGTGCTTTTTTTCCTGCGCCAGGTCCCGATCGACCTTCCGGGCAATGTCAAATACCGCGTTGACTTCCAGGAGTTCCACGCGGACGGAAGCGTTCACTTTGTCGACGTTAAGGGGATGGAGACGAAAGAGTTCAAGCTGAAGAAAAAACAGGTTGAGGCGCTTTATCCGTTTGAAATTGAGATTGTTTAGGAGGAAACGAAGCAATGGGGAAAAACACAACGATTGTATGGACGGAAACCGTTATGCCGGATGGCACAGTAAAGCCTGGACACACTTGGAACCCATGGCAAGGCTGCCGGAAAGTCTCGCCTGGATGCGTGAATTGCTACATGTACCGCGACAAGAAACGATTCGGGCAAGATCCGGAAACCGTTGTCAGATCGAAACCGGCAACATTCACGGCGCCGATGAAGTGGAAAGACCCGGCCCGCGTCTTTGTTTGCTCGTGGTCTGACTTCTTCATCGAGGACGCCGACCAGTGGCGTGATGAGGCGTGGGAGATCATGCGCCGCACACCACACTTGACGTATATGCTGCTGACAAAGCGGCCGGAAAACATCAAGGACCGGCTGCCGGCTTACTGGCCGCTGAAAAATGTTTGGCTCGGGGTGACAGCCGAGAACCAATTAAAATTTTATGACAGAGTATTTTTATTAAAAACTATTGGGCATGGAGCAGCAGGGCTTTTTGTGTCGGTTGAGCCGATGCTTGAATCAATTTATAGCGCATGCTTAAACGGTATCGATTGGGTGATTTGCGGAGGCGAAAGCGGACCAAACGCGCGGCCTATCTCCCCCCACTGCGTTCGCTTATTGCGAGATCAATGCGAAGCTGCCCGCGTTCCGTTCTTCTTCAAGCAGTGGGGCCCGAAGAACGGCGGCAGGCTGCTTGACGGCAAAGAGTATTTGCAGCTTCCCGAGGGGATGTGAAAAAAGGAAAGGCCGGCACCCCCGGCCTTTTAGGTTACTCCTAAGATTTTGACTGTTCATGTAGCCGAAACGCCGCACACTCAGCGGCTCCGACTATGAATTGATTTACGGAGACGTTATTTTTTTTTGCCGCCTCTCGTATTATTTTTTCTTCTTCGGCTGTCCAGCGGAGATTATACCGCCCGCCAGATCGTCGAGACCCCTGGACTTGGCCCTTTGGTCTTCCTATTTTTTTTTTCAAATTGTCCCTCCTTTGTGTCGTTGACCAATCGGCGACACGATCTCTCATGCCGCCGGGTAGCTCGCGACTTAAGCCATTAAGCATTTTTCTATTAACTGCCACAGTTTATTTGCTGTCGGTTTGAATTCATTGCCCGTCCGTCGGTCAAACGGATCTTTAATTAAATTACAAAGAACTTTTCTTTTAAGCGCAAGGGATTGATAAGTCGGCCAGTCTTCAACCTCCGAGAACCCGTTTTCCATCGCCTTGCCCCTGCGCGTTGAAAAGTCCGCAATGCCGATCATTGCAACGCCTTTATAGAGCGCAATTACATCGTAGCCGCTGGCTTTCCGCAGTTTATAAATTGTAATGTCTTCTTTGTGTTTTCTTTCAAAAAAATCGAAGCAAGCATCGTAATCGACTTTTTCCGTTCGAGAATTAAAAAATCCTTGTTCATTGATTATGTTCGCAACTTCTATCTCGACTTTTGCGTTTTTAATTAAATTTTCATCTACACTGTTAAAGATTTTTTCTGTGTTCAGGTTCATGTTGTCGCCTTCCTGCCCGCGTGGGCTGTTAAATTTGTCAGCCGCCCCGGAGGGCGTTTCGGCCTTGGTTATTTAGACATAGCCTTAAGAGAATCCCATCCAGTTATGGCCCTTTTCAATTCTCGCGCAGCAGAAAGGATCTGGACTGATGCATAAGCAAGAAGTGTTTCATCCGCGTCAACTTTAATTTCACCGTCTCTGATTTGACCACGTTTTTCGACAGCAGCGTCTAACATCTTGTCAATTTCTGCTAGTTCGGTTCGGTCTGCTACGAGTTCAAATAATTCCATGAGATCCCCTTTCGTTTGTGTTTAGTATCCAGCCCAAGCGCGAAGTTGAGAGAAATTGTCAAACCAAAGATTTCCCTCGCCTGGCTCTCCCCGAACAAAAACCGCGTCTTTATCTGCCGAACAATCAATGTACCAATCGTGTTTTTGAGCCCATTTGATTTGTTGTGCGTTCATGTTTGACTCCTTAATGTTTTGTTGATGAGTTAATGGTACACCCCGCAAACTAGATTGTCAAGGCCTTTTTGGGGCGCACCACAAAAAAGATGTATTTTTTTATTGGCTGAAAAGCCACAAAATAAGCCATTCTTGCCAAATATTATTGGCACTCTTGCCAAATAAGGAGCGTGACGGTATATTAAATACATGATTACTCTACAACAGGCGGGAAAAGCAGCCAGGAACGCGATGCACGGCACGGTGGCCGACCCCGCCTTTCTCTTCCTCCTCGCTATGGGGCCGTCGCAATGTCGACCAGCCCTTTCTTTTTGTCCGGAGCCGACTAGATGACCCCGACGCCTGATACATACATCGTCAAAACAAGCGGCTCTTGCGAAGAGCTGTCAGAAAATCACGCCCAGGGGCTGGTGATTGCTCTGCGCATGGGAGATACAATCGAACACGGGCTGGAGGAGATACGGACCATGCTGGGAGGCGTGAAAAAAGAAGTGTCTGCCATGGCGAAGGATATCAAGGACATATCCAGGCGCATGGATCGCATCGAAAACTGGCAGGACGCGCACGATTTACGAATAAAGCGCGAGGCTGAACGCTGGGGGCCGGTAAAACAGACGGCTATTCAGACTACTGTGAAATGGGCTGTGGGGGGCGTTTTGCTTTTCGTTGGCAGCGCACTGGGGGCCGGGGTTGTTCTTTTGGTTCGGGCTCGGTTGGGGCTGTAACAAGTGGGGATTTGTTGGGGATAAATGGCCGGGAGTGCGGCGAGAAATAAAGAAACAGGATTAACGCGGAATATGGCTCAATTCGTCGAGAGCTACTTCGAGACGGGTAACGCTACAGAGGCATATTTAGAGGCATACAGCTGCACAAATAGAAGGACAGCAGCAAAGCGGGGCTCAGAACTGCTGAGAGACGAGGCAGTTGCAAGGGCGGTTGCAATTACTACGGAAGAAGCGCTGGAGCTGGCCGGGGCATCCGCACTCAAAGTGGCTAAAGTCGTTGCCGAGGGATTGGCGGCGACAAAAACAGTTGACGGAGTTGAGGAGCCAGACTGGACAGCACGTTTGAAGGCCGCAGACATGGCGAACAAAATGAGAAAAGTCTACGAAAACGCAGGCGACAACATAGCAATCATCCAGATAAATATGGGCGGTCAAAGGTGGCTTGATGGCTGAAGTCTCGATTGATTATGTCGCGCCGCCAACCGTGTTGAAATTCCTCGAAACGTGGGGCGCATCGGCTTTGTATCTGCAAGGGCCGTTCGGTAGCGGAAAGAGCGTCGGCGGTTGCTGGAAGCTTTGGGGCGCCGGTCAACGCTCCTGGAGAGAATACCAGCTTCCGCGCCGGTCGCTGGTTGTGCGCAACACCTGGGAGACGCTGAAGCAGACCACATGGAAATCATTCATGGAATGGTTCGGCAAGCTTGGAGAGTGGAACGAATCAAAAAAGACCTTCTACGTTCCGTCACAAAACCACGAGTTTGTCTTTGCAGGCCTGGACCGGCCAAAGGACGTGGCCAAGGTTAAGAGCCTGGAAATCACGGATTTCCTTCTCGACGAGGCTTCGGAGATCGTCCACGACATTTTTCTGGCTTTGCAGGGGAGAAAAGGGCGCTATCCGAAGATCGAAGGCAAGGCAGAGTCGAAGATCAACATGGACCCACAGGCTTTGTGTGTATCCAACCCGCCTGACGATGAGCACTGGCTCGTTGAGGAATTCGAGAAGAATCCAAAGGCAGGATATTTTCAGTTTCTTCAGCCGTCCGGGGTTTCGCCCGACGCGGAGAACGCTAACAACCTGCCCGCTGGCTACTACGAAAACCTGATGGAGCAGTATTCCTCTCGCCCTGACCTGATACAGCGATACGTCCACGGAAAGCGAGCGGTAATCGTCAGAGGAAAGGCTGTCTATCAGTTCGAATTTTCACGCCCGGATCACGTCACAACGTCGCCACTGCAGCGGCCGGCAGGCAAAAAGATTCTGCGGGGCTGGGATGCGTCGGGCAATGTGCCTGCCGCCGTTGTTGGCTGGCTGACTCCCTCGGGCCGGTGGGATATTGCGAAAGAGTTTGTCACGGACCGGGCGGGAATACGCGATTTCGGGCAAAAGCTTACCGCCTGGTGCCGTGCCGAATTTCCCGACGCGGAATACATAGACGTAGGAGACCCGGCAACATTCGCGGAGTTTTCCGACCCAAACGGCGGGCTGACCTCAAACGCCAAAATCCTTGACGCCGAATGCGGCGTCAAGATGTTAAAAGGCGTTCAGGCTTTTCAGATTCGGCGCGATGCTTTGGGAGAAAGACTTTCAAGGCGCGGGCGGTTTCTCATTTACGGCCCTGGGGCTCCGCGTCTGGCGTCAGGACTCGAGGGCGGCTACTCATTCCCCCAATTGCCCGACAATCGCGGCTACGGGAAAGACCCGATCAAAAACCAGTACTCCCACGTTGTGGAGGCTGCGCAGTACCTTGCAACGTATCTGGACGGGCTGACGGACAAAAAAGACGATTCAGCAGCATTAGCAAAACTTTTAGCAAAGAAAGGGAAAACACCATGGGACGGGTAGAAAAAAAGAAACCTTGGTATATGAGCAAGACAAAGTGGGCCGGTATTGTTCTGGGCGCTTCTTTGGCGTTGAGCGGTCAATATCCGCAGGCAATCGCAGCGGTTCTGGGCGCGTTTGGCCTTCGTGACGCCATGGAGAAAAACTAAATGCCGTTCGCCCCGCTCAATACCGACGATGACATTCTTTCCCGCGCAATAGACTGCCTGGAAACCGGCGCCCGAGGCTGGGAAGAGATTCGCAACGATATGCGGGAATGCGTCAGGTTTCGCCGCAACGATATGTGGAGCGACGAGGCCAAGAAGAGCCGGGGGAAAAATCGGCCTGCTTATACCTTTAACGTCATTGACAGGTTTGTTGATAACTTCGTCGGCAGGGCAATCGGAGACCCGCGTTCAATCGGGCTGAGGCCTGTAGACGGCAAACAGGATCGGTTCAAGGCCTGGATCAAGGAAGGGATTATCCGGGCAATTCAGTATAAGTCTCAGTCGCAAAACGCCCTGATTCAGGCCGTCACTGATTGCGCTGTTAGCGGGATCGGGTTTTTCCGTCTGACTGCGGACTATGAAAACGCCCGCACAATGCGCAAGTCGCTATTCATCGAGCCGATTTACGACAATTTCACTGTGACGATTGACCCCAGAAGCTACCGGCAAGACACTGCCGACGCGGACTGGATCATTGTCGGCAAAATGATCGGGAAGGACGATCTGGTTGCCGAATACGGCGAAGAGGCGCTGGTTGACGTCTCCGAAATTACGGACGAGCTGAAAGACTGGTTTGAAACGGATGAAGACTCAACCAGCGTCAAAAAGTATGTGCTGGCGGAATTCTGGTGGGGTGGAAAGAAAGAAAAAAATCTCTGCTGGCCCTGGTTGACGGCGAAGAGAAGCCGGTGCTTGAGAAAAAGAACCAGGACGGCGTCGAGTGGGTTCTCATCAAGGACGCCGCCGCGCCATTCGATGACATGGAAGTCTGGACCCCGGCCGAGGAAGTCCGCGAGGTTGACGACGTCGTGGTAAAGATGGTTCTGCTTGCCGGACACAAGGTTTTGACCAAGCCGATTGAATGGGGCGTTCCTCGTTTTCCGATTTATCCGGTCTATGGCCGGCAGGTGATTGCCGAGGGCAAGCGCACGATTAAAAGCCTGTTCACCAACGCGCTGGATTCGCAACGGCTTCTTAACGCCTCAATGACCTCTGCCGCCGAGATCATGATCGGCGCGCCCAAGAACAAGTGGGTGGCGGCAATGAAAACTATCTCAAAATATCTGGATCGTTTCTGGACCAAGGCAAACGACCCGTCGATTACGGTTCTCCCGTATGACCCTGACCCAAGCCTGCCCAACGGCGGGAAGCCGACGTGGGAAGCCTTTCCGGTATCGAGTGCCGGCCAATTTGCCGTGGGCGGTCAGGCCATGGACTTGATGAGATACACGACCGGAATGTCCGAGGCTCAGGTAGGCGAAAAAGGCAACGAGAAGAGCGGCAGGGCGTTACAGTTCAGGATGCAGGAAAGTCAAGCAACTGTGGCCTGGATTCCAAAGGCGCTTGATTCTGCCCTTGAATGCTGCGGCCGGGATTTGTCAGAGTTGATTCCGCAATACTACGGCGGCTCAAGAGTTGTTCAGGCAATTCTCGAAGAGGACGGCGGCTTTGACGCCAAACCGACGACAATCGGCCTGGGCAACCAGCAGCTTCCAGGACAGCAGGACGCAATCGTTGCCGCAGCGGAGAAAGCCGAAATCCCGATTAATCCGCATGCGCTTAATGCGCTGTCTCTTGAGGAAGGCCCGTATGACATTGTAGTCACGACTGTTCGGGCAATGCCCACGCGCAGAGTCGAGGCGCAAGAGCTTCTTGAAGCTGTTCTTCCGAGCCTGCCGCCCGAGGACCAGCGCATTTTGTTGCCGCACATGTTTGACTTGATGGACATGCCCGGAGGCAGGGAGATTGCCAAAAAGCTTGACGAGGCGCATTTACAAGGGCCGGTGAGCCCCGAGACGCTGCAAGCCGTGGGGCAGATGCTTTTGCAGTCTCAGGAGTTCGGACAGGCCATGGCGAGCATGACCGCGCAGACTATTCAGGAAATGATGGGAGGAGGGCGGCAATGATTTTAAGGCCGGAACAATTCAACCTTCAGCTTCCAGGCGGCGTTGACCTGATCGACGGCGTTAGGCGCGAAGACTACCAAAAACTCAATGACGAGTTGAATGAAGTCATCCTTGAGGCTATTCAGAACCGGGAAGGCTGCGAGCATTTGCCGCATCGAAGCATCATTGCGGAGCATATCGGCTTTGTCCGCAAGGAAAACGGCCGGGAAAGCTGGACCTGGAAGGGAAAGCCGCTGGTTTCATTCGGACCGATTCGAAAGAACGGACTGGGGAAGCTGAGCCGGTCGATTACTTGGGCGAAGACTTCCGAGCAGGTGGAGAGGGAGAAAAAGCAGGGAAGCAAAATTATTCTAAAATCAAATAAGGGACTCCGTTTCGGCTTGGCCGAGTTGAAGCGGGGTTAAGAAGATCAAGGCGGCAGTTAGGTGCCTAACCACCTACTGCTGCCTTTTTCTTTGCCCTTAAACATAATCGCAAACGCGCATTGAGGCGCAAAACTTGAAAGGAAATAAAAATGAATCAGAAATTGAAACATCTAGGAATCATGTTTGTCGCACTGCTTGTGTTTGGCGGCTGGCAAGCCTTTGCTCTGGAGCAGGTCATCGAACAAACAGCTGTCAGCGTTGCCGCCGATACCAATGGAATTGCGACAGCAACCGAATGCACTGGGGCCGGACCTTGGACTCCAGACGTTGCCACAGTAATCAGTGACGGCCTTGCTCACCTAATAACAATCAAAGAATTGAATACAGTTGATCAGAGCGCAAAGACGTTCACAGTTATAGGGACAGATGTTAACGGCGATGCCTTGAGTGAAGCCCTAACAGGCCCAACAGCAGGGGCGACAGTTACAACAACAGGATATTTTCTAACCGTTACATCAATAACAGTGTCGGCAACTATTTCAACGAATACGGTTGAAGTCGGCTGGGCTGCCGGATCTGTCACGTTATGGAAAACCGTTTGGTTTAACCCAGACAAAAGCTTTAACATGACAATAAACGGAACCGTTGATAGTGGAAGCCCTACCTTTGGCATTCAGTACTCAATCGACAGAACGGCGATTTATACACACGCAACTTTCACCGGCAAGACTGCCAATTTTGCTGCGCAGCAAGCGTTCCCGGTTCGCTACCTTCGTATAATTTTCACGGCGGCGGGCGGCGTGACCATGAAAGCAATCCGATAGTTAAGGCTGCGACAGTTGCGACACACTCCTGAACGCGCCGGGGGCAATCGTGGCGCGGGAACAAATTTAAAACCCTGGACGCGCCGGGGGCAATCGTGGCGCGGGAGGTAATATGTCAGAGTTCGAAAGCACAGCAGCACCCGCCACAGACGCGAACGGCGGCGACAACAATGCGGCAGCCGACAACGGCGGCGACCCTTCGGCATCGCGCACCGAGACTGAATCCGTTGATTACAGCAATGATCCGCGTATATCTCCGAAGCTTCGCGGTCAGATGACCGGCAAGGAAGAGGACTCAGATCCAGCGCCGGACGCTGACGATGACGCAGCGGGCGATGACGATCCTCCGGGAGAACCTGAGCCCGAAGACAAGCCGGAAAAGCGAAGCAGGGCCGAAGAGAAGTTACACAAGATCATGGTTGAACGCGCAAAAGAGCGCGCAGAACTACAGGCAGAGGCGCTGAACTGGCGTCAACGTGCTGAACAGCTGGAAAGGGAGACACAAGGCGTCAAGACGAAGCCTGAAGGGGAAAAGCCAACGCAAGACGACGGCCCGAACCCTGAAGATTTCATTGACGATGAAACGGGAGAGTTTAAGGAGGCCGCTTTCAGACGCGCCCAAGCGGACCACATCAAGGAAAGCTTGAAGCGGGAGCTTGTAGATGAGGCGGCAACCGAAGCAAGCAAGAAAGCAGAGATTGAGCGCAGGGCCAAAGTTTCGTCAGAAATGGAAGAAGCCGAAGAGAAGTTCATTTCGGCTAATCCTGATTACGTAGAAAAGCTCTCAAAAGCCGAACAATACCTCTTCCAAATCGAGGAAGCGCCGGAACGGGACGCGAACGGGAACTTTACCGGAAGACTTGTGCAAGTTCCCGTTGCCGCGAAAAATCCGACGCTTGTCGGGCTTGTGGCGGAATCG